AACTTAACAAAGGTATTATCAACCTCTGGAACTAGATTCTGTTGTGGTGTTGGTTCTGCTGCAGGAGCATTGAAAGACTTTTCAATTTGTCTAACTTTTTTTGCTGTTACTTTAAGATTCCACTTTCCTGGTTTGACTCTAAACTTTTTAATTTTTCTAGTCACTGTACTGTAACCAATTTCATTCATGGCACAGAATGCTCTAACATCAGGAGTTGTGAATTCGTTTCCGAATGTACTCTTAAGTCCATCGATGACTTGCTGTTCAGTCATTTTAGTTTCAAAAGGTTTAAAAGGCATGATTAGTTTTTTTATTTATGCACTCATTATAGCAATAAAAAAGAGGGTTGTAACCCTCTTAGTAGACACTTTTTAAATTGGTTTATATTTTATTAATATGATCAGTAAGTTCCGTAATTAGTTTTGATTTGTTATGTCTCCTATCTAATTCAATACCAACTGTTCTACCATAGTCTTCTAAATCGTCTTTCGACATTGATTTTAGATCTGG